GCTAATAAAACGACAGGCCTGCAATTTGAGGATACTGAGTTCAATAACTATTGCCGGGCCGCTTTTGATTTTGGCGAGCTGCTGACCGGTTGTTATCACTGGTTGCAATACTCAGTGGATCCGAAGGTTGCAGCGCAGTTTTACCTGGAACGTTATACACGTTACAAATTTGACTTCCCGCCCATTCTGGATTTCGAAGAGCCATCGGTGCGCGATACGGGGCGTTTTAGCGACTATGCCTGGCGTGCCAGCGAGTGGTGCAAGGAAGTTGAACGAGTAACAGGACGAAAGCCGATCATCTACACGGCTCAGTGGTTCACAAACTATTTTCAGACGAGCCATTTGTCCTGGATGCAAGCCTATCCGTTATGGATTGCCAACTATTCCTGGTGGGCAAATGATATTGCCAAAGTGCCTGTCAATTATCCAAAACTGAAGTTTGAGGACAGGGTATGGGATGACTGGGCGATATGGCAATACTCAGCCGATACAAACGGACGCGGCGCAGAGTTCGGTGTGCAGGCAAAGAGCATTGATTTGAATTGGTTTCAGGGAAGTTACGCAGATCTATTGCACTGGTTGAAGGTTGATGAGCCGGTGCCAGAGCCATTGACACTCGAAGAGCGCGTTGAACGCCTGGAGTTGGCGGTGTTTGGATAAAAAGCAAATCATAGGGAAATTGTAGGAAAAATAGACATTAATTGAGTAAAAACACAAGAAAAATATAGTGAAACCGAAGAATTTACGTGCAGAAATAGAAAGCTTGGATAGTGATCTGAAAATTCAGTATGTATTTTCGCGCTGTAAAACAACCAGTAATGGCAAAGCAATTAATGATGCCGGTTTTTCAACTGCCACCTTTTATGGTTGGCCCCAAGAAGAGCGAGATTACCTAAATTCACTGGCAATGCGTTTGAAAACAGAGACGGGCTTACGAGCCACTTTGTTATTGCAGGAAGCGGCTGAGAGTGCAGCGAAAGTGAAGATCGATGGGTTGAAATCTCGCAATGAACGCATAAAGCAGGCTTCAGCAACAGAAGTGCTTGATCGGATCATTGGCAAACCGTTTCAATCACTGATCACCCAGGTAAACATGGCGGCCGACGAAGAGGACAGCCAGGAGATGACGCTGTTCAATTTGCCCGCTAATGCGATTGCCAGCTCGTTTTTTGATGTGTATCGGGATATTCAAGCAGCCGCACATACTGAGTATGTATTCAAAGGGGGACGAGGGTCCACCAAATCTTCATTCGCATCAGAGGTACTGATTGAACTGCTGATCAATAATCCGGAGTGGCACGCGCTGGTGGCCAGGAAGGTTGGCAACACGCTGCGGGATTCGGTGTACAGCCAGATTGTGTGGGCGATCGATTATCTGGGCTTGACGGAAAAGTTCAAGTGCATCACATCGCCGCTTGAAATCACGTATATTCCGACGGGGCAAAAGATTTACTTCCGGGGTGGCGACGATCCGCTAAAGATCAAATCGATCAAACCCCGTTTTGGGTATATCAACATTCTGTGGTTTGAGGAGCTGGACCAGTTCAAGGGTGGCTCGGAAGTGCGCTCTATCGTGCAATCCGCGCTGCGTGGTGGTGACAAAGCGTACGTTTTCATGAGCTTCAACCCGCCCAGGAGCAAGACCAACTGGGTTAATAAAATGCTGGAGATACCCAAGCCCAACCGGTATGTGCATGAGAGCGATTACCGGACGGTGCCGGTGGATTGGCTCGGCCAGGCGTTCATTGATGAAGCGGAGTATTTGAAAGAGATCAACCCGGCGGCTTATGAACATGAGTACCTGGGCTTGCCGACCACAGCAGGCGGGTTGGTGTTTGAGAACGTGGAGATCAGAGCGATCACTGATGAAGAGATCGGGCAATTTGACCGGATTCATGACGGGCTTGACTTCGGTTACTACCCGGATCCAGCGCAGTGGGTGCGCTGCCACTATGATGCGGCCAGAATGACGCTGTATATCTTTGATGAGTATCGTGGTTGGAAACACAGCAATTCGGAACTCTATGAAGCCCTGGTTGAAATGGGGGTTGGTCCAGAGGACACGGTGATCGCAGACAGCGCCGAACCTAAAAGCATTGCTGATTTGCGGGCTTACGGCCTTTCGTGTATTGGTGCTGAAAAGGGTCCAGAGAGCGTGCGCTATTCGATGAAATGGCTGCAATCGCTGGTCAAGATCGTGATCGACAATAAGCGTTGCCCATATGCAGCGGAAGAGTTTTTGAACTATGAGCACGAGCTAAACAAAGACGGGGAGTATATCAGTGCCTTCCCGGATGCTGATAACCATGCGATCGACGCTGTGCGCTATGCGACCAACCGGATTTGGAAGCGGCGGGGTAAGAAATAATGTTCAGAAAAATACTGAGTTGGGTCAGGGAGTGGATCAAAAAGATGATAGGAAAACAAACGGTTGATAAGGCGCTAAATATCGAGGTTGCTTTTTCTTCGAAAATGGCAGAGGAGATCGAGCTGTGGGCGCGGATGTATGAAAACAAAGCGCCCTGGTTGAACGCAGATGTGAAAAGTATGGGCTTGCCGGCGGCGATTGCTTCGGAACTGGCACGGCTGACGACGATCGAGATGGAAGCCGAGTTCACCGGCGGGGCGCGGGCCACCTGGCTTGAGGAACAATTCGGGCGGGTGATGGACAAATTGCGTCACCAGGTGGAGTTTGGCTGCGCAAAAGGTGGGCTGGTGTTCAAGCCGTATATCGTCGGTGAGCAACTGGCGATCGACTTTGTACAGGCAGATCAGTTTTATCCGGTGGCATTTGATGCGGATGGGATGATCACTGCAATCGTATTTGTGGACCAGCGACGCAAGGGCGATTACTGGTATACGCGGCTGGAGTATCACAACATGACAGATGCGGGCTGTCAGATCATCAACAAGGCATACCGATCGACCAACCAGGACACGCTGGGGCAATCGGTGAGCCTGGACAGTATCGACGCCTGGGCGCAGATTGAGGATGAAGCGCTGATTACGGGGATTGAGCAGCCGCTATATGCGTATTTCCGTTATCCACTGGCAAATACGATTGATGCTGATTCACCGCTGGGCGTGTCATGTTACAGCCGGGCGACGGGACTGATCAAAGAAGCAGATACTCAGTGGTCGAATTTGTTGTGGGAATTTGAAGCAGGGCAGGCGGCAATCTTTGTAGATGAACTGGCTTTTGGGAAAGATGCTCAAGGGCGCGCAAAGCTACCGCACAAACGGCTTTATCGGGCGTTGGAGACCGGCGCGGTGGATAACAGCCTGTTTCAGGGCTGGTCACCGACCCTGCGTGAGCAAAGCATACTGAGTGGTTTGGATGCGATCCTCAAGCGGGTGGAATATTCCACGGGGTTGGCTTACGGCACGCTATCTGATCCCAACACTGTGGACAAGACGGCTACGGAGATCAAGATCAGCAGGCAGCGCACCTATGCGACTGTGGTGGATGCGCAGAAGGCACTGGAAAACGCCCTGGTCGATCTACTGTATGCGATGGATGTGTGGGCAACGATCGGCAATCTGGCACCTGCGGGTGGCTATGACGTCGCGTTTCAGTTTGACGACAGCGTGATTGTGGATAAGGACACCAGTTTTCAACAGGATTTGCGCCTGGTGGGGCAGGGGTTGATGAGCAAATTGGAGTTTCGAATGCGCAACTTTGGGGAGAGTGAAGAAGCCGCGAGGATGGCGCTGGAACAGATTGAAGAAGAACGACAGCCGATGTTTATACCGGAGGTGGAATAACAAAATATAGTTTTATTTGGAGGTATAAATGGCATTACAACTATTTCAGATTGGCGATACACAGTTTTGGGTATTAGCAGACAACACACGCAGGATTGAGGATTTGGAGGCGAGATTGTGAGCGGCGTATTTCACACAACAACCGACACGGTGGATGCTCAAAACATCCCTGCTATGTGGGTTGTTCGATAATAATCTATGTACTTAGGAGGTACAAAAAATGGCAACATACAATAAATTTCAATGTTTTGTGGAAGACCTTGCAGAGAAAAAGCACAATCTCGCAAGCGACACCCTCAAGGTGGCGTTTTCCAACGCTTCCAACGCTCCGTCTGCTTCGGCTCATGTCAAGTTGGCGGACATTACAACTATCGCCACGACCAATCTGGACAGTGTAACTTTGACCGTATCGAGCTCAAGTCAGACTTCCGGCACGTACAAATTGGTGGTTGCAGACAAGACCCTGACTGCGACAGGCGATGTACCAGCGTTCCGCTATGTGATCATCTACAACGACACCGCTGCGAATGACGAGCTCATCTGCTGGTACGACTACGGCTCGGAAGTCACGCTCGCATCTGGCGACACGTTCAAATTGGACTTCGGCACAGAACTATTCAGTTTGGCGTAATCGGAGGTAATAATGGCAATCGTATACTGCTCTTGGGCGACTGGCGATGATACGACCGGAGACGGCACGGCTGCCAATCCATATAAAACAATCACAAAAGCATCCACGTCAAGAACTGCTGGCGATGAGGTCAGGGTTGAGAAAAGCCCTGACCCAACTGCCTTGACTGGCACGACTGCATGGACATTGAATGGCACAACCGTTACTGGTACTGACACGGCATTTACAAGTGAACTTGCTATCGGCGACTTCATCAGTGCACCCGATGGCGGCTGGTATGAGGTCATTACAATTGGCTCTGACACCAGCGCAACACTAAAGGCGAAATACCCATCTGCAAGCGCATCGGGGCATGCAAGCCAAAAGTTAGGCGTGACAGATACTGGCCCGGCAGCGGCAAGTACGACGCAAATTCAGGTTGTGAGTTCGTCTGGCAATTCATCGAATTTTCTTTATATCTCCGGTGGTTGGGACTTATCGACCCAAACACAGACGGGGCAGACGTGGTTTCGGCAGATGCACGGAACGTTCAGTACCCGTAATGGTTATGGGCTGTATATGACTGGCAAAAGTTATACTAATTTGGATAAACTAAACTTCTTGCGCTACAGCTACGGCATCTACTACAGCGGCAGCAACAACAACACTATCACGAGCGCAACTTGTAACTCGAACAACAGCAACGGCATCTCCTACGGCAGCAGCAGCAACAACACTATCACGAGCGCAACCTGCAACTCGAACAGCTACGGCATCTACTACAGCGGCAGCAACAACAACAACACCATCACGAGCGCAACCTGCAACTCGAATAACACCTCTGGCATCTACTACGGCAGCAGCAGCAGCAACAACACCATCACGAGCGCAACTTGTAACTCGAACAGCTACGGCATATACTACTACAGTGGCAACAACAACACTATCACGAGCGCAACCTGCAACTCGAATAGCAACTACGGCATCTACTACACCAGCAGCAGCAACAACAATACCATCACAAGTGCAATCTGCAACTCGAATAACGACTCTGGCATCTTCTACAGCAGCAGCAGCAACAACACCATCACAAGCGCAACCTGCAACTCGAATAACCAATACGGCATCTACTACAACGGCAGCAGCAACAACGCCATCTACGTGCTTTCAACAACTGGCAATACAACGGCGGGTATTTATGCAAACAACGCCAATAACATTTGCCACTCCGCTACCATTGCGGAAAGCACGAAAGTGGCGACGGGAACGACTTATTATGCCAACACGCGCCAATACATTAATAACTTAGGCGGCTACTCCTACGTCTACTCGAATTACGCCACCGCCAACTCGCAAAACGCATCGGCTGGCGGAACTGGCAAAGAGTGGAAGCTCGCTATCACGGGTGCTGCGAGAGGCACTAACTACCCATTCTACATCCCTATTGCGAGAGTGGCGGTTGCTTCAAGCGGTAAGGTGACAGTCAAGGTCTATTTCAAGAAGTCAGGAACTGGCATTGCGGGGGCACTGCGTTGCAGATACGGGCAGATTGCTTGGAGCGATGGCACAAGTGACATTACCGTAACGTGCCCGAACGATACCAGCCGCAATCAGGTAACACTGGAATTCACGCCAACCGAAGCGGGGGTGGTTGAGATTGAAGCGGGGGCGTGGCACGTAAGTTCAACCAGTCAAACCGTCATTATTGACGACATTGAAATTAGTCAAGCGTGAGTAACCATGACGCTACCAACTAAGACTGACTTGCAAACAATGGACTACTCCTACGGCGGCGTGCCATTTGTTTCGGTTGCAACAAAGGCTGGAATAGATTTAGACACGCTTGATTATTCCTACGCTGGCGTGCCATTTTGGGGCTTGGAAGTAAGTGGAGGCGGTCCGCAAAGTTACACCCTCACCTGTGAAGCAGGCTCGTACTCGCTTACTGGCTCATCGGTCACGCTCACGCACACGCCCGCATCGCAAAACTTGACGCTTGCTTGTAATGCGGGTACATACTCGCTTACTGGTACTAACGCCGACTTGACGGTCACACGACATTACACACTAACCTGTGAAGCTGGAAGTTATGCGCTGACTGGTACTAACGCCGACCTCACGGTCAAGCGGAATTATGTGCTCACGTGTGGTGCTGGCTCGTATGCGGTCACAGGCGCAGCGGCTACCTTTGCTATAACACGGGCTTACTCGCTTTCGTGCGAGGCAGGTAGTTACACGCTTGCGGGCGTGGATTGTACATTCCAGTTACTTCGCAATTACATATTATCCGCAAGCGCCGGAAGCTACGCACTGACTGGGTCAAGCGTTGATCTGACCGTTCAGCGCAACTACTCGCTCGCTTGTGAGACTGGTTCGTACTCGCTCACAGGGACTGATGCCACGCTAAGTGCGCAATTCCATTACACGCTCTCGCTTGAAGCAGGAACATACAGCCTAACTGGCACTAACGCCGACTTCTACCGCGCGTTGGTTATGGCTTGTGAGGCTGGATCCTATGCTCTCACTGGCACGGATGCAAGCCTGACATCACATCGCATTTTCGCGCTCGGAATGGGGAGTTATGTGCTGGTTGGTACTGCTTGCGGATTGTTCATTCTCTCGCTAACACCGGCTTGCAGAACCGCGACAATCGAAT